AGGCTCCCCTTCGGGAGCCTCCGTCTGGGTATAACGGCTGATATGCCGTCCAGATTGCATTACGCTACCTGGTGGAATCACCCAAGTTCCATCGGTTACTTCTATGTAACCCGTGACTGCGTCTCAGACGGTATTAATTACTGTCTGGGGCGCTTTCAACAACAAGAGGCCAAACTAGGCCCTTTCCTCGAGGCATTCTTCCTTATGGCTCACTTAGAAGAGCATCTCTCGCACGTCACCGCGTACCCAAACTATGAGGCAGGCCGTAAAGACGGTCTTGTCACATGTGGGTCGACGTGGCCAACGACGAAGACGAATGCAAATCCGTCGCGAGTGTGGAAGAAAGGTCGTGCTGCTTCTCAGCACACGACCAAGGTTGGACGATGGCGACCTCCCACCCCGTATTGGGGGTATGAGTACGTACTGACGGATTCCGTAGAGGTGTTGGCTACCAAGCCAATCATTTTGAACGGAACGACGGTTGCGTACGGGAATACGGCTCGCTTAACCCAAACTGCCTCGTTGCCGATGACTGAAGCCTTGTTTAAGGCTTATCGGCCCTCGTTCCCGGACTTACAGGGGCTTGCAGTGCAAGACGCCCTAGCCAAGTTGGGTTCTGCGACAGCAGAGCTCGGCGTAGAGCTTAAGGAAGCTCGGAAAACGGCGAGTCTAATTGAGGGAACTCTCGAGTCTCTCCTCGACTGTGTTGAGGCCGTCAAACGCGGACGCGTTCCTCGGCAGTTGAAAAAAGCATGGCGGAAATGGGGGGGCCCTCGGGCACCTTCATCACTCGCCAATAAGTGGCTCGAATACCGTTACGGTTGGACTCCTATGGTCTTAGGCGTTTATGACGCTATGGCCCTCTTGGAGAACCAGAAAGCCAATCGTATCCTCTTTACCGTTAGAGAGAGACGGACTGAGGACTTGACCGTTTGGTCCAGTGAGTCCGCGGCCTATCATGGAGGGTTTTATCCCCTACCTGTATGGCTGAAGACTCAGACCGGCCAGATCAAGTCGGTTTATGTCGTACTTACTTTTGAGGCCCGTGAGGACCTCTGTACGACACTCAACGATGCTGGGGTCCTTAACCCGGCAAGCGTGTACTGGGAAACGATCCCGTTCTCCTTTGTGGTGGACTGGTTCGTGGATGTGGGTGGTTACCTCAACGCCCAAGCAGCCCTCCGGCTGTTCCGCCTGAAAGGGGGAACAGCTACCCATCGCCATGAGTGGCACTCGTGGAAACGCATCCGTTCCCGTGACATCGCGTCTGGTCGGCACTGCCTACCTTTCTCTGATGTGACGGCGGAAGCTGGTGGCCATAGTTTCAACCGGGTCGTCCTTGACTCGGGTGACATGAATGCCATCTTAGCCCCCGGAGCAGGGCTGGACCTTAAACGTTCAGCTGATCTCGCCTCCCTTATTTATGGTGGCCTCAAAGGCATGATAGGTAAGAAGGCAGGTCTTCGCCTGTGACGGCTCTAACCCAAACCCCGGGCCAACCGGCCCATTAGTCCTTTAAGAGGAGAGAACCTCCATGGCGGCTAATGCCCCTTTCACTGTCGTTGACGACAATGCGGCCAACCACGTCTTTTCCCCGATGGGTATCGACGGCGGTGTGGCTTCGTACCAGAACCTGGCCGAAGTCATTACCAATGGTCGCGAGACTGTGCGACTCGCAAAGAAGGACGGCAAGTCCGTTCGCGAGATCACGATCGGTTTGCGGATGCCTAACGTGGTGGAGACCACGATTGACGGCGTCACGCGGCGGGTGGTTGAGGATTTCGCCACGGGAACCACGCGGTTCACCGTGCCACCCTCCTGGACCTCAGAGCAGTGTGAGACACTCCGGAGTGCCATGGCTGGCACCCTGGCGGCCGCGCCTGTGAAGGCGTGCGTCGATACCGATGAATTCGTCTGGTAGCGAACCAGCGAATGATACGGTACCCCCCTGCGGACGTGGGGGGGAATGTCCACTCTGTCTATTCCGATGGAGCATTGCGCTCCGGAAGATTAAGAGGACCAATCAATGGCTCTATACGATCATCGTTGGGCTTTTGAGCCTGTTGACCCTATTGCTCTCTACTCTCGACTCAGGGATTCCCTGGGTATTGACGGGCCTGTTCTAGGTCCCGAGGAAATCACGACGGCTCCTATGCCGGACGTGGAGAGCGGGAACTTTCGCGATCTGTACCTCCTACGGGAAGTGCTGCGGAAGTATCCTAACTTTGAGTTAGGGGTTGACACCAGAAAGGCTGCTCTTGATGCGTTCTACGCTGACGAGCAGGCTAACTCCGAAACAAACGATCGGCTCCTCGGGATGCCCCCAAACGGGGGAGTTGCGACAGTACTTGAGCTGTCGCGGCAGAAAATTTCCGAGATTCTTGGCCGGTTCGATGAAGAGGAGTTCTGGGAAGGCTGGCGTTTTGGCCCACACAGTACTGTCTCGTTGTGCCGCTTAGAAGCGACCACAGAACGAAAACTGTGTTTGGACTCGCCCAAATGCACCGTCGAAGCTTTACCGCTGTTTCGGCACCTCCTGTCAAGGAACGCCTTTTGGGCGTATCAGATGGGTGTGTCGGACAACCCAGCAATGGGTATAGTGGATTTTGGCAAGATTAAGATCTGCCAATTCGACAGGTGGACGAGCGTCCGCAAGAACGCTCGCACTGATCGCGGTATCGGGATCCCTCCCGATGGGAACATCCTTCTTCAGCTCTCCGTCGGCAAAATGTTACGCCGTCGGTTGTACAGAGCGAAGGTTAACCTCAACGATCAGTCTATTAACCAGCGACTCGCCCTTAGGGGGTCGGTCACGGGTAAGGACGCCACGGTAGATGTGAAAAGCGCGAGCCAATCCATCACGTGCGGACTTGTGTGGAACCAGATTGGGGCGCAAAGCTCCAGGTTCCTCGACCC